CAACAATCACCGGCAAGACAATGGCGCCACCGGCGTCGGTCTTGATGCCAGTGAAGGCAAGCATACGGACATACGGATCCTGGAGGAAGAACTCGTATGCGCCGCTGCCTAGCTGCGACACACTGGCAAAGCCGTTTGACGGGTTGATGGTGACCGGCGACGAGCCGGCGTTGATAACTTCGCTGGTAACCAGCGTCGGAACGCCACCGGCGTCAAAAGTTACCTTAGCGAAAAGGGTAACAACGCCTTTCTGGAGCGTGCCACTAAACTGCGTGAAGGTACGGTTTGCCATAGGGTTTCTCCTTAAACAAAGGGCGACCCCGGCACAATACCAGAGCCGCCCTCTGTTCAGTTGGAATTACGCGCCCAGCTTAACGTTCGCGTTGAAGCCGGGGGCGTTGCACCCAAGCTGCGCGTAGCTGACGACGCGGAGTTCGGCCGCATCGCTGTTGTAGACGCGGAGCATCTCAAGCCCGTCCGCGTACTTGGCGATGTGCGGCGCCGGTCCGAGGGAGTACAGCTTCCAGGTGTCCATCTGGAGCAGGAACGCGGTCTTCGCCGGGCAGGAACGGTCCGGGAACACCTTGATCTGACCAGCGGCGCCGTTGATGAGGATGCCGGGGTAGTAGAGCTTCGCCGGCCCATCAAAGCTGATGTACTGCGCCTTGCTGCCGAGCGACTTTTCAAGCGCGGCGTAGCTGGCGAAGTTGGTGATGCACACGTCCGGGTTACCACCCTCGCGGGCCACCAGCAGCGAGCCGTCGATGAGGGCTTCCTCAATCGACTGCGCCGAGCCGTCGTAACGCACGCCGCCAAGGCGGGTCGGGTCAACCGAGCGGTCAACGCCGAAGAACGCGGCGGACGACGGGGTCGTCTGCGGAATCCAGGCCGACAGGCCCTTCATCGCCAGGCTGTGGTCACCCTGGACGTTCAACGTATCAAGAGCCGTCGCCGCCCAGCCGCCAAGGCCAGCGCCAGCAACGCCACCCATCGAGCCGGACACCTGGACAACGCCAGTGGTACGGTTCACTGCCACAACGTAGGCCGGGCCACCCGTCCGCAGCGTGCCGGTCGCGGGGTCGCGGGCCTCCAGGGTCATGTTGACCTCGAAATTAACCACGTCCGAGGCATTGGTCAGCACGATGTTGCCGAGGGTGCTGGACGCGCCAATGACGCCAATCGAACCCGTGCCGTCGCGGAAGAGCTGCGTGGCAAGGCTGTTGGTCAGCGCGCGGATGGCGCCGTCGATGACCACGGTGGCGCCGTTGATGAACGCCATCTTGTCGGTCTTGGACGCCAGCATCGTCTGGTTGTCAATCTGGGCAATCGAGTAGTTCGACGCGCGGGTGAGCGCAAACGACTCGACCGTGGCGGCGGTCTGCTGGCTCTGCGCCGACGAGAACGTGGCGCTGCGGCCCTGCGAGGTGTTCACGATGAGCGGAATCGGCATGTACTTACCGCCGAACTCCTCCATCTTGGGAACCATCGCCATGAAGGGGTTGTTCTTGTAGACCAGGTTCGCAATCTTCTGGTCGTCATAAAGCTCCTTGAGTGCCGCGTTGGCAGCGCCAAGGTCGAACGAGAACGACGGGCCGCCCGTCTGATTAAGAGCGGGCGAAGGGGGAGTGCCGGGTCCGGGCCAAGACATGGGAGTTCCTACCGCGTGCTTTGCACGCAAAGAGTTGTTTTGCTCTGCACCACGCAGAACAAAAGAAGCGAGACGGGTTTGGTCTTACGGAGATTTGCGCGTAACTCGCGCTATGGTCGTGTGATTACCGACCCTCTAACCGGGCAAGCGCGGCTGCTACCCGTTCCGCTTCGGTGCGCGGTCGCTGCGGGCTTCCAGTCGCTACTGCCGACAGGCTGTTGCTCAACGTCGGTCCCGGCTTGGGAGCGGACGCGGCCACGGACGCCTGCGGTGAGGTCACACTCTGCTTCGCTGCAAACTTCTTGGTCCGCTGCGCTTGCTGCGCCAGCTCTTCGAGGTGTTCCTCAACCATCTTGGCAGCCTCGGGGATAGCAAGGACTTTGCCTGATTGATTGAAGGCCTCTTCAATGACCTGGTACACGAGATTATCGGCACCATAAAGTGCCGTCAACTCATAAGTTTCCGAATGTTGCTTGACGTATTCCGATACCTCGCCACGGAACTGCTCAATAATTTGCTGCTGCTCCTTGGCGGCCAGCTCCTGCGCCTGCTTGCGGGCGGCATCGCGCTCGGCCTGCGACTGCTTCTTGAACTCCTCAAGTTCCTGGCGCAGCGAAACGACCTCAAGCGACGGCGTCGGCTTGTTGTCGTTCATCATGTATTCGGTAATCTGTTCGTAGCTCAGACCCAGCGCCTTGAGCGCCTCCAGCGGGTTCAGCGCGGCCTGCCTCTGCAAGTCGCGGAACGCCTTGACCTCCTCGGCCTGCCGGGCAATCTCCGCCTGCTGTTGCCGTACCGCCTGCTGCTTGCGGTAGACCTCGGCCTCTTTGCGGGCGAGCGCCGCAAAACGCTCCGAGTTGCGCTCTTTGGGCTGCTCGGGGGCCGGCTCTGGGGCCGCAACTGGCGCCTCTGCGACAGGAACCTCGGCTTCGGCGGCGCCCTGCACCACCTCGGCGGCGGTTGGCATCTCTGGCTGGGTCGCTCCCAGCATCATGTTGGTCGGCATACCTTCAACACTCATTCAGTCACTCCACGGGTTACTGTGCCGGGACATTCGGCACAAGTTCGCTGGCTGGCATTGGCATCGGCGGCGCTAACGGCTCGCCGGTCATTCCGGGTAGCACGGGCATTTCGGGAGGCGGCGGCATCATCGCCTGCTCAAGCTCGGCAATCTGCGCCAGGTAGCGGCGAAGCAGCTCAAGGCGCTCTTCCTTAAGGTTGTGCAGCTTCCCGCGCGCGTAATACTCAAGACACAACTGCTTGGAGAGCTGCAAGTCGTCCAGCGGGTCGGGCGGCGTGTAATCACCGTCATCCACAATCTGGTCGAACACCGAGGTCAAATAGTCCTCCTCGGCGTTAGCCAATGACTCCACCTGCTCCAGGTCTGGGAAGTCCAGCAGACGACGCGCCTGCCGGGGTGACAGGAAGCCGGCCTGTGCGTACTCTTGGATGGTGGCAAGTCGGCCAGCCGGGTCGGTCGGAAGCGACGACACCGGGTAGCACTGCATGACGTAATCGTCCTGCGAGAGGTTGATGTCGTTCCACGACACGCGCGACACCGTCTTGCGGCCGGGGACCCGCACCTCGTAGTCCTTATCTTCGGTGGCGATGCCCTTGGCAATCTCAATGGAGAGCCGTGCCACGTCCATAAACATGTTCTCGTAGGACTTGGCTGGCGTATGCAAACGGTCGGTCTGAATGTCTGCAAACTCACGGATGGCGCGGCCGGAGTTCAGCCCCTCCGGCTTGAGGCTGGAAGCCGACAACTGCGACACGCCGGCCTGCTCGTAGCCCTTGTTGATGAGGTTCTGAAGGTGCGCGAACACCTCGGGCGCAACCGGCGACGGCGTGACGTAAGCCGGCGGCGTGCCAGTGTAGTTCACGATGGCACCAATCTCATTGTTCAAGTGTTCTTTAACAATCTTGCTGCCGTTCTCGATGAACACCTTGAAGCTGCCCATCATGTGGAACGACCGCTGAATGACCCACAACAACTTGTTGATTTCGAGCTGAATGTTCTGAAGCTGTTCGGCAAGGCCCTGGCCCCAGTAACCATAAAGGCGCGGCGCCCACTGGCAGCGAGCAAACGGGAACCACTGGTGCGGCCACGGCTCCATCCGGCCAAGAACCGCGCCGTCGATGGTGATGACGTGCTTTCCGTCGTCGGCACCGGGACCACTGGGGAGATGCCACGATTCGCGCACCGTCAGCATATCGGCAACAATGCTGCGCCCAGCCTCTTCGGTGCGGCTTGGCTTGGCGCCAGCAATTTTATCGGCCTCGTCAGGGAACATGTCGAACAGCACCTGGCGGTCCACCTGCTTGACACGGTGCATCTGCCGAGGCTGGCCGTACAGTGCTTCAACGTCGTCTACAAAAATCTCCGACGACATAACGCGCTCATGGCAGACGCGGTCGCCCTTGGCAAAGACATGGATGAAGCCGTCGCCCCAGACCGCCGCGTCACGGAA